TGAGATGTTTAAAGTAAGTTTCACCGCCTTCTTCTACATCGTTTAAGTAAACCATAAACGTCCAAGTACGCTGACCCATCCATTCGGTATAAACATCATGTTCTTTGGTATACCAATGGAAGTAATCACAATGTTCTTTATAGTATTCACCTGGGCTATAACGTTGGATTTGCAATAGCTCTCCAAGAAATAGATCTAAACCAAGAGTCCCAGCAATTTTATGGTCAATTAAATTAATAAAGTCATGCTCAGCCCAGTTGAGATCTGCTGTCCAGCTGGTTCGATACTCACTTGGAATTGCTTCATCTTTGGGATTAGATACACAAGAACGTCGTACTTTTAGATCAGCCATCTCCATTAAAACTTTGCATTGTGCAGGACTAAGAAAGTTTTTATATTCGTATATCTGAGTAAAGGGAAAGAAAATACGTTTAGCTTTTGGATGTAACTTAGTTTGATAAAACTTCCAATAGTTAATAAAATTCGGTTTCTTAGCAAATTGAAGGGCGTTAAGAATTACATCAGCTTCTTTTTCTGTAAAGTCTCCCTCCTTCATTAAGTGGCTTCTTACTTGTGTTTTACTAACACCACCTAAAGCTGAATCCATTAAGTGCTGGATTTTATTTGTATCCACAAGTAGATCAGTTAAGAGTCCTTAAAATATAGAGGCTCAGGACTAAACAGGCAAGTGGGGTCCATCTTCTTTATCTTCAGCCTGGTCTTTACCAGTACTTATGTACTTGGTCAGTTAATGATCAGGCCATACGCAAGACGTTATGAAACCATCACAACCCTTTCTCGACCGCTACATCAAAGAAAGACTTCCTAAGTTAGTTCCAGGAAGATTTGAAGGTGCTCCAGATGATCCTTCCTTTACTGTTGATCAACGGTATCAACCTTTAGTAGACCCCATTGGTTGATTCCATTGCCAAACAGTTCACGGCTGTTAGGATGTAATCACAAATTGGTTAATACCAATGGATGCCAATGCCCCAGGGCTAAGCGTGGACAGCGAATTTGCCATTCATGCGGCAGCCATGGCGATCCGGGAATTGGATCGTGATGAACTGGAAGAAGCGTTTATCGATATGCTTCACCAGAAACTGATGGATCGACAGATGTTCCTCAGCATCCTCAAGGAACACGGTATCGATGCTGATTTTACTTTTCATTACCAGACTGAGAATCAACTCTCCTGATAAAAATGGCTACTCGCGTTATTAAAGGTACTCTCGATTCTTTCTCCGTTGATAGCGGCAGCGACGTAACCTATCAAGGACCTGGTACTGGTCTTGATCGCAGTGAGAATGTTCGTTGTTTCCAAGTCAACCCTGCTACCACTGGTGACATCACAGTTACTTTAAACCAAGCTGTTGGTGTTGTCAGCATGGAAATTTTTCAAGAAGATAACTACTCTGGTTCTTCCGCTGCTAGCGGCTACAAGCTGGTAAGTTTTGTAGAGCGTGACGGTAAAGGCAAAGGTGCTGTTGGTGTAACCGTTACAGATGCCACTAAAAACTATGTCTGCATGTTAACTTTGGACGGCTATTCCGAAGTTGCTTACAGTGGCACGGTCGAAACACCATAAGCCTTTAGAAATTGATCATCCGTTTCTTAACGTAGAAACTGTTAATTTAGTTAAGCAATATACACCGGCCAGGACCCATCTGGGTTTTGGCCGTTTTGCTGCCTACAAAGATTACGGAGAATTCATCTGGCGTATTGGTTACGGCAGTACCAAAATGGGCAAGCGTTTTGTTCATGCTGGTGATAAAGCGTCAGAAGCACAAATTCTTGAACAGTTAGTTGTTGATTTAAAAGAATTTACTGATCAAGTTATACAGTATATTTATATGCCGTTAAATAAAAAACGGCGTGCTGCAATCCTTAGTTATGCTTACAGTATTGGATTGCCTGCATTTAAAGAATGCAATTTACGAGAATTAATTAATACAAATGCAAGTAAAAGCTTAATCATTAGAGAGTGGTCTCCCTTTATCAATAAACAGTATTTATATGGAGATCCGCTTTTAATTGAACGACGCCGCGTTGAATTAAATTATTATCTTGCTCCTGATAAAGAAATACCTACCTTCCTACCACATCGCTGTGAAGCTACTCACCAGTGTCTGCTTAACCTGGCAGAAACCTGGAATCAAAGTCCAAATCAAATCAAGGCGATTGAGTATCTAGAGAGAAAACTTCTAGATTGGGATCCGACTGGAGAAACGATGCGTAGATTTTGGAGATATTGGAATCAGGTCCCAGGAGGTCTGGGATCTCCACGTAATCTGTAAAGTTATCCTGTAACCAATCCAGCATATCAATTAATTGAAGCTCTGGACAATAGTTGTATAGTATTTCTTCTGCGCGATTCATGTTAATCGTAAGTGCTGATAAGTGCTTTTAAATACCATTCTGCTTTAAGTAGATCTTCTGCTGGTTTACCTTTATGTTCATAGCGCCATAAATATTTTTGGATATTACCTTTTAAGTATCCACGAAATGCTTCTGTTGTTAAAGAAGCTTCAATTGCTTCTATGCACTCGATCTTGCCACTGTTGTAATGAGATGGACTATTAACCATGTCCACTGGTTCTGATAACTGATCATCAGTAAGCTTTAGTTCCCAGGTCATCTGGTTTAGGTCTGACAGAATGGTTCTATGACAAAACATCTTAGCCAAGATTACAGCGTTGACAACCGCTATCGTGGCCACGAAGAAGCTCAAGATAATGAACCGGGTCTCAGGTTCTTATCTCAATACATGAAACGCGATCAAGCTGCTAAAGCCGATAACCTTGAGCAACAACGTTTAGGCGATGATCGTTTTACTTTTGCTGGAGAAGGTGGAACCATACCAGTCGCTGCACTCCCCTTTGACCCCCGTGGTGCTGCCAGCATCAGCAATACTGACCGGCGTGTTGGTTTCCGTAATCTTTTTCGGACTCAACCGTCTTAACCAATGACCTTACCAATGTGAGAAAAGATCTCACGGAAACGGTAAGCAGGATCAAATTCCAAAGTACGTGGCGGAAGATAAACAAAGAATCCCCATGTCACTGGTGATGACAAACGGTAAAGCATCTTACCGTGAATAAGATTAGATCGTTCAGTAGGAATACAGACTGGATAATTCCAAATTTCAGGAAGTGTCCTTAATGTTTCATGGTTGATTGTAAACATTAAAGCTTCACTAACATTACCTAATTTCCATTCTCGAACTAGACGTTTAAACCAAGCACCTGTAGGCGTCATGCCACTTGTTCCGCCACGTAGTCCCCACTTCCAGGTGCCACGTGCTTGGCTCCAGGAGCAACGACCATAAGTTGGAGGAAACAAATAAACCTTTCCTGTCCAAGGAATTTCTATATTTAATCCATCATCTTCTTTGCTATAGAAATTTCTAGCACGTAAAAACTGGCTATTAGCTAGTTCTGTACTGCAGGGATCTAGATCTATATCACCAAATAAAGCATCAATATAAGGGAGATACTCAACTGGAGTTAACCAATCTTCTTCAATACGTCGAATACGTATTGCACGCTGAAAGCGTTCATAAGCCTTTAACTTAGACAAGAATTGCCCGCCCGTCAGTATCGCGTTTGTAATGAACTAAAGACATAAATTCTGCATCTTGAATAATAAATAAAGCTTCTTTAGTTAAATCAAGCGCTTCTGCACGTGCGATTGCTTTCTGCATTACATCTGCTGGACCTTCCATACCCCGGTCACGGAAGTCCTTAAGCGCATTCATTAAGGCTGCTACTGGCAGATAGAACATTGTATCTTCTTCTGTATCAGCTCGTGGCACATAAACGATGGCGCCAGGTCCATCATTGACATAAAACTTGTCATAGAAATCGCACATGTCAGCACAGATGCGCTCAATAACAAGCTGCATCATCTTCTGCTCACTTTCAGAAGGATTAGCAGTCAGGAGTTTGGTTAGCAGTTGTTTGCGGCGGTCTGTCATTGGTTTTAATAAATTGTGAGAGCCCTGAACGTTGGAGTGTTGTGCGGATTTTATCTAGTGGTTGGTAAATAACAACCATTTTTTGCATGTTGCCAACTTTCTTAATGAGCTTGCCACTCTCATCTTTAAGTTTGGCTAACTCCCCCTGGCGAATTAAATACTCAGCAACACAACGATAACGTCTTTTTGTAGCTAAGTCGATGTCGGGAAACCGCTCACAAATTGTAGCTGGTTTCATGTCGCTAAATGTAATTCGAATTTGATCTGCCAGTGATAAACCAAGGATCAAATCGTTAGTAGAAGTCTCATAACTTCTTACCAGCTCCAAGTACCTCCTCAAATCAGGTGTTTCAAAGCTACCGATAGGCGGCAAAAACATTTCAACTTGCCTGGCTAGGCTTGGAACCAGCAGCTCTTTGTAGTTTTCAGCTGTGACATCCTCAATAACCAGGGAATGAAACCGGTAGCTAAGGTACTTATTTGATTCGGCAGGAGGATCAATACTTGATTCTTCTAAGAAGTCTTCTGGCTCAAACCATGTTTCTAGCTCCATGCGGGCTCATTGTTTATCACGCTGTGTGTGCAGTTTAACGTCTTTTTTGATGCTGGCCCACTGTTTTTCGTGATCTAACAGAAGAACTAGCTCGTAATACGGTCGAACAGGTTCCATATGATCCTCAATACGCGTTAAAGATCTCCAGTGATCACCGTAAAGTTCTTGTAACCTTTTCTTGCATTTACTTTCAGAACCGCCATAATTAGCAGCCTCCCATAAAGCTTCTGCAAATAAGCGTTGTTGGTAGGTCAATAAGGTAAATTTCAAAACATTTATGGACACCTTGCTTACAAGTTCGCTAAACTCCTGCATATAGGGACTACATGAACAATGCGCCGACCCATTACTTACGCTGAATTGTTGTTGATTGCTATCCTTGGCCCTTTGGGGTTCATCGGGATCACTCATTTAGGGGAGTTCATCAACGATAGAATCACTATAGAGATTCATGTCAAGAAGTAGATTCCATGGGCGGCTCTAAGGGTACAGCACCTCAAATCATGATGCCTGCACCCACACCACCACCAACTATCTATCGCTCTGTTATTCCAGAAGAGGATTATGCACGCGTTGCTGAGCGAATTAAAGCCTTGGATGCAGAAACTGCAGAAGCCGTTAAGCGCCGGGAAGCAATGGTGGGCACTGATGCTGACCTTGCTAAGCGTGCAGCTAGCCGTGATGTCCTTACTGCTGCTGCGTACAGTGGTTCTTTACCACAAGCTAAACAGTATGCTTCTGTAAAAGAAGCAGCAGATAAAGCTTTAGAACTAGCTAAAGCACGTGCTGCTCAGCTTTCTAACCCAACACCCTGAGTTATAAAAGCGGTTCAGAATTTAACGGTTCTGGTTCAGCTTCTCCAACATATTGGACTGGTAAAGGCTTGTGATCAAAGCCTTCAATAGCATCGTTTTCTGGTTGAGCAATCCAATCCTCATAAACATCCTGGAATAAACCATACTCGTTTGCTGGTATGAGCATTAACGCATTACCATTTTCCAATTGGATGCGGTAATGGACGTTATTATCGCCGCAGTCGTCAATGATTGATTCGAAGTTAGCTTCGAATTCACGTACGGTTACGACTTTCATGCTTTAACCAAATTTCTCTTAGCCTAACAGATTTTACAAATTAGACAAGAGAACCAAAATCAATAACTTCATCAGCTGCTTCTGTTACAAAATCAAAATCAAGTAACTCATCTGCGTACTCGTTAACAAACCGCCAGTCAATTAAAAACGCTCCTAGTGTAATCGAGTAAGTAGTTTCTAAGTAACGGATATCATTTGTAATTAAGAAAACGTATTGACCAGGAGGTAAGACCTGAGAAGGATAATCACTTGTTCCTTCATAGTCATCAACATCGTAATCAATGCCGGTTTCCTTATAAACAAAACCATTATTATTGATCGGCAGTTCTCTACGATGCGTTCCATTTTCAACAACATAAAACGCTAACAAGGTATTTTTATTAGTGTTTGATGTTAAAGAAAACTGGCTATAGTTCTGTGTAAATTGAATAGCACGTGGTTTTAATAAACGAAAGGTATAGAACGTAGATTGCTTTCGAGTTAAACCACCATGCGTATTTTTTAAAGTCAGTGTCTTAAAAACTGACGTAAAATCTCCTAAATTAATTGGTGTATTGATTGAGTCGCCAGGCTGTGCTGGTAATGGGTCACTACCAAAATAGGAGGTAGGACCAAAAGCTGTTGGTCCTGTACCTCCTGTTGGATAGCTTTCTACCGTACCTAAATTGTAATAACCTAAGTTCTCAGGTAGGGTTGTTAGAAACCTCGCCATCGCGCATATTTAAGCCTGTATAAAGACCGTTTGTACGGCCGCTGGCTTGATACTTTTCTTCCACTATTGTAGCGCGTTCCGGATACATACCTTCCATCTCAGTGGTTTGAACTGTTTCATAGCTCATTCGTTTTTCCAAACAGCGCAGCTCTAGTTCAGCTTCATCTTCTGTATCAAACCACTCAGTAACATCTAGCTTACCGCCAATATAAATGTAGCCTGCATACAGTTTTTTATCCAGGTGGTAGTTACTTGGCAGTACCTGACTCACTTTCTGACAGGGCTTTGAGGTGGCCATAATTTAACTGAATGGTTTCAATCTTTGTTGGATCAGATATTGATACTAGCTGGCTTAACCGTAAATGGAGAGGGTTACAACAAAGCATGTCGCACCCTTTTTGGTGCTTAATGCGTTGCTTACCAACGTAGCCACGTGAAGTCCAGAACGCAACACGAGCAGCAGACTGGTCACCGCCTTTGTGAAATGGACTGGGCATATAGGCAGAAGTCTCTGTGTTGTTTTTCTTCGTGGCGCCAAGCCAAGGCCAGCATTTATCTGGAGAACGGATGTCAACCTTCAACCAAAAACCACGAACAGGCCAGTAGATATCCGGATCAAAATTTTTTACATCGATAGTGCAGCGACCCTTTTCAATTTCAGCCAGGCAATCTAAACATTCTCCCATTAGTCCAAAGTTGCCTTTATGGCCAGGGACTCCCTTGCGGTGCCATAGGCAACAGGTGTCTGAGTAGGTGTTTGTCATCTTTTCTAGTTTCTGTTTGAAATCAGGATAAACTACAAAGACCTGGGAAAGGTTGTTCTTTAACTTAGATGTCATAAGTAATCCCCTGACAAATACGACGAACAACGTGAACAGGTAGTTTGTATTGAGAAGACAGGGCTTTATAGGTCCATTTTTTAGAGTCTTGAGTTCTGCGATTTTTAATCTCGTTAATTAAGAGCGGACTCATGTTGACTCCTTGTTTACGTCTTGATTCCATGTGCACATCTACTCTTGTTCCGTAATAGTAATGAGCCGGATTAATACAGAATTCTGAATCGCATTTGAAACGACGTACAATTATTGGTTTCTCTTCCGTGTGAAATTTATCTGCCAGGGCTAAGGATAGTATTCGAGCATTACGCCCTTTAAAACGAGGATACCTGGTATGAGCAAAGGAGAAATCTTTTAAGACAGGGTGGTTAACAGCTTTGATACACCAACAATCTCCTGGCGCCATGGTTTTGTCATACAGCTCAAGGGTAAATGCAAACGCAACAAGATCTTCAGCTGTTAGGTACTCGTCTCGAAAGACCGTCCAGAAATCCATCTAGTTTGTCGGGGTTGTCGGGGGAATTTTGACCATAGGCCCAGATCCCTGTTGTGTCAAGGGATTTCGAGGAGACACCCAAAAACGACAAAAAAACCCTATTTTTACTCTTAGTAGAAATCAACGGAGGTTAGCATATGACTGTCACCTGTGCGTTGAAATCTTATCGGGGAAATTTCTAAATCTTTCAAACCCCTGGCACCGCAACGGTTTTAAAAAGACACTCATAATAAGTCTCATGAGATTGAAGTAAGATTAACCCTTTAAAAAGGTACAGTCATATGCTAACCACCGTTTTTGATATAAAGAATAGGTGTAATTTCTAATTGTTAATTAACGGGGTTCACCAGGGCACAAAGTACAGTCATATGCTAACCCCGGTCCGCAACCCCGAGTTAGTCCCAAAGTAGTCTATCTGTCTCAAGATTGGAATCCACTGGCAGACAAAGGATCTCAGCAGCGGGCAAAGGTGACAGTCAAAACTGACAGTCACCTGCTAACCACCGTTAATCTCTCTCTAAGGAGAAATAAGGTAAAAATCGCGTATTTTGGGTGTCCCTTTTTCTACCTGGTCAAATCCATTGCAGCAGAAGGGATCTCATCTCAATTCTAATGAGATTCAGTTTCTCCCCGATATTTATCAGGAACTACCGGATAATATTCCTCGAATTGTTCAGCATATGTTTGCGCACAATGCCATGGTTCTACATAACGACAAAGCGATTTCCCTGCATTACATACACGATGAACTTGATTTCCATGTGCATCATCACCAAACTCAATGGTTGTTCCATTGGGATATGTCATGATTACATCCATAGATTTCATTAGCCAGTGTTACTATTGTAAGAAAGGATTGTTGTAATCAAGTGGCTGAATATCAGCAAACCGGGCCGTTTTCCCGTCAATCAGCGGCAAATGTTGAGCGAGTACCTGGACAGATCTGGGGCATGCTTCAAGGCGTCGGGAGAAAGTTAGGCCAAACCGGTAAATATCTGAGCAGCCAAAAAGCAGCGACTGATTACGCCAAGCTTGTCAGTGGTCAGCTGCCTAATTTTGGTCGCTCTGCAATTGCCGATGAGCGTTACGGGCCTCCTGCTCCTGAGTATTACGGCCCCGGTTATGGACCTAGCAAAATTGTGACGGGTACCACTGATGGTGTGACGCCTGATCGCAGTCAGTCGGATATGTACCGTCAGTACGCTCCTAAGCCCTTCC